GCCCCTTGCGGGGCTCCCGGCGCAGTGCAGTGACCCTTCACCCTAACTCTCGTTAGGGGTGAAGGTTTGGGAAGGTTTAACTTCCCAGGGACCATTTAGCTCCGTCCGAAGGAGGTGCATGCGCACTAAGCGCAGGAAAATTCCTGTTCCTTTTAGGAACGGTCAATCCAGGATGACGACGATGGTAGGAGGTCGTGTAACTAACGACTTCAGCCATACGTCCAATCTTGGCACCGAATTCGGAAGTCAGGTGACTGACTCGGAAAACCATCCCTGGCCCTCTAAAGGGACCGGGGATGTTGGTGGCGAGTTTTATACTCAAAAGAAATATATTCTTCTTAACCCGGCACATGTGTCGGGATTTAGGAGAGTTGATCTCTCGAGTAGTAGTTATGAAACATACCGTTTTAATGGGTATCTTCATAACGTTTACCCGCCCTACGCAGGTTACTTCCCACCGGCGAAAGATTCGTCGGTGTCCAGCCTTAATCAGGCTGGAACAAAGGCAGTAGCTCTGTGTATGCCAACAAACAGCCTAATCAATCTGAGCACCTTCTTAGGAGAACTGCTGAAGGACGGTTTACCCCGTGCTTCAGCGGAATCCTGGAAGGCCGGTACGATTCGCGCGCGTAAAGCGGGCGATGACTACTTAAACGCTCAGTTTGGTTGGAAACCCATAGCTAATGATATAGCTCGTGTTGCCTTGCTAATCGATCAAGCTGAGCGAACCGTTGCTCAGTTCGAAAGAGATGCAGGCAAGTGGGTTCGGAGGCGGTTTAGTTTTCCGCGTGTTCTGACCAATACTTTGGATAGAACGTTGACCACGTATGAAGCCCCTTATGTGGGGATTTATGCGGAGGTGCAACGGGCTGTCCATCCTGGTCAGAGGAGTACGAGAGTTTCCACGCAGTTTTCCCAGGATCGTTGGTTTTCTGGGGCGTTCACATATCATCTCCCTTCCGACTGGAATAGTCGGGGGGCTATGAGAAATGCACGTTCCCAGATTCGCCACGCTTTAAGCGTGGACCTTGATCCCGAGACTGTGTGGAATCTCACTCCATGGAGCTGGGCTATAGACTGGTTCTCGAGCACTGGGGATGTAGTTCACAACCTCAATGCTTGGTCCAAATATGGTCTGGTAATGCGTTATGGCTACATGATGGAGCATACGCTCAATCGTGTAGACTATGACACGTCGTACACTGGGCCTCAAATTGAAGGTCAAGTGCCGGCGTCCGTTACTCCATCAACGTCTTTTATTACAGAGACGAAGAGAAGAGTGCGGGCAAACCCATTTGGTTTCGGAGTAAGCTGGAACGGTTTGGATAAGTTCCAGCTCTCCATTGCTGCTGCTTTGGGTTTATCCCGGAGTAGCAAGTAGTTGCTACACCGCGTTATAAAACGCCAAAGGATCCCGAGAACCGGGGTCTAGGAGTGATGCCTATGTCATTTGCCGATCCCCAAACCGTTACCATTTCGGGTACCACGACTTCCCTACCACGCACAAGCGTGGATTCGGATGAGTCGGAGTACACGAGTGGTGACGGCTTGATCAAGCTCCTCGCTTCCCATACCTATGGGAAGCGTACGAGGCGCTTGGTCCGGATCGACCATGGGAAGATCTCCGCAGATCCGTACAAGCCAGCGGAAAACGTGAGGGTCGGAATGTCCGTTTATACGGTTTTCGACCTTCCGCCCGCTGGCTATACGGCTGCGGAGGCTCTCGCGGTCTGGACTGGGTTTAATACCCAGCTAACCGCGGCTTCCAATGCGGTCGTCACCAAGCTTCTTGGTGGCGAGTCGTAGCGGTGGAGACGAGGAATCAGGACCTGTAGGAAAAGAGGGTAAATCCTCTAGGCTTACGGATCTTGAGTTCTTTCGCCTCGATCAGCCGGAGGACGAGAGAGGTGTGGAGGTATCAGTTCACTTGAGGGTTAGTTATAAAACTATCCTTCTCGTGGCTGTTATCTTCAGCGCCATCTTTCGTATCTCCGACGAGATCATCGTACCTGCAGTTGAGTTAATTCTCTAACTGTAAGGGCACGATCTTTGCCTTAGGCATGATCACTTGGGAAATAGCAACTCCCAAGTCACTCCTTGGTGGCTAGGTGTATTAACCTATTACAACGATTCGGGGATACTCCCCGGGAAAGACCAGACGATATGTCCAGCCAGAACCGGGGGGGTGCTCGCGTAAAACGCGAGTATGTTCCCCCAAGACTCCGGGAGGCAATGAGCGTGGTTCGCTTAGCTAACGCTGAGCACACGCGCAATGCCACCCAGGGAATGCGTTACGTCATTGTGTGTAACGTGCACGAGGCCATCGATATGGAGAAACCTCTCCGTATCCTTGACGGCGTGTCCGGAACATACCTTAGCGTAACGGAATTGTTCCAACGGTTGAGCGTAGACTCTCAGATGAGGGTCTACGCAATCTAGCCGTGAGTGAGTAGGCTATGGATTCAGTAAACCTTCCATAGAGGAGGGCTGATGAAAAGCCTGATGTCACTCTGGTCCCTGTTAGCAGAGGAATCTGCTGACAGATGCTGCACAAGCGCCACTCGTGACCTTAATACTGTCACGAGGCGAGTCGAACATGAAGGGTTATCGTTTTTGACGATAACTCTACCTGACTTTGGAAAGGCCATCCAAAAATGGCTAGACCAGGGTCAAGTCGGTATCCACTCCGCGTTCCGTAAGGAACGTGGAGGAAGTCTCCCTCTATTCTTAGGGGGTTTCTTCAACCGTGTGTTCGACCGGAGTAGTGGCTTGTTACTTGATGAGCCATGTCACGATTCTATTCTTGCCTTACGTCAGTTAACACTGATGTTCGGTAAGATGCAGCTCGAGTGCTCCCCAGCACGTCAGGCTGCAGCGCGGCGTGGCTATATCAAGTGTGAGCAGGATGTTCGTCACTTCGACTCCGAGCTCAACGAGAGAGATCTCGAAGAGTTTCGGGTTATGTCGGAGTTGTTGTTCGGCCCAGTATTCGAGAGAATGAATCGAGAGATTTATTTCAATCGGCTGGTGCCTCAACATGGTCCAGGATCTACTGCTGACCGACTTTTGGGAAACCAAAAGTTTAATCAACAGACCTGGACTAGACGGTTAGAGTCGGTTTTCCCGGCTCGAAACCACCTTATCCCTAATTGGCTTTATACGCCCGTTCTGGATAAGTTGAACATCCTCGAACCCGGAGAAGAGCAGCCTGTTAAGGTTACTCTTGTTCCTAAAACGCTCAAGACACCTAGAGTAATTGCTATGGAGCCAACCTGCATGCAGTATATGCAGCAGGCGCTCCTAAGCAGTTTCATCTCGAACTTCGAACGGGATAGACTCCTGACGAAGTTGATCGGTTTCGACGACCAGCTCCCTAACCAGGAGCTTGCTCGTCGAGGTTCGATTGATAACCGAACCGCAACACTCGATTTGAGTGATGCTTCCGATCGTGTCTCGAATCAGCTCGTTAGGACCATGTTGAATCGGTGGCCATTCTTAGAGAAGGCCGTCGACGCAACTAGGTCCCGTCGGGCTGTCGTAGGAGGCAAGACATTACGACTTGCCAAATACGCGTCGATGGGTTCAGCACTTTGCTTCCCAATGGAGGCAATGGTCTTTACGACATTGATCTTCATGGGAATTCAAAGATCGCTTAACACGTCACTTTCCCGACGAGACGTAAAACGTTTCGTCGGCTCGGTGCGTGTCTATGGGGACGATCTTATTGTCCCTGTAGATCATGTGCTGTCTGTCGTTCAGACGCTCGAACATTTCGGTGCTCGAGTAGGTCTGGGCAAGTCTTTCTGGACTGGAAAGTTCAGAGAGTCTTGTGGAAAGGAGTATTACGCTGGCACGGACGTTAGTATTGTCCGTGTTAGGTATCCACTCCCAACGCGACAGCTGGATGCTACGGAGGTAGGCTCTATGGTATCCTTCCGGAACCAACTCCATCGGAGTGGTTACTGGAAGACCTGTAGAGTGTTGGATGAAAGGATTGAAAGGAAGATAAAATTCTTCCCAACGGTCCTTTCAACGTCCCCCGTGCTGGGCAGGGTGAGTTCTCTCGGTTATACTTACGAGAGGATGCACCCACGCCTCCATAGTCCCTTAGTCAGGGGCTATGTAGTGGAGGCCAAACCCCCAAGTGATTTACTTGAGGGGGCTGGTGCCCTTCTTAAGTGTTTACTCAAGCTGGGCAAGGCAGGTCAGTTGGATGGGTTTAATCACCCATTCCACTGGCTTGCTCCCGGAGCATCTGTTGGAGGTCCTTTTGGGACCTACCACGATGCCACCCTGCGGTTAGCCTCCGCAGCGGTTGATGAGCAGCACTTAGAGCGTTCAGGACGCCCTCAGCGCGTCAGCATCAAGCTGAGGTGGAACTCACCCACAGGGTGAGATGGGCCTTATTGGCCTGTGGGAGAGACCAAAGATCAAATCTGACTGACTAATAATCAGTAGAAATGATCCGTCTCTTTGGG